CAAGATTCGGCATCGGAGAGAACCAAGAAATACAAACAAGGGGGAACACCTCTACCAATAGCAGTAAAAATGTTTCCAACACCTTCGGCAAGTTGTCAGATGGATGTAGTAGCACCACCAGAAACAGTACAACAGAATTCAAAAGGGTGGAGTGTAACCAGAGTTGGAACTGGAACGAAGTTTGGAGCAAAACTGAACGATGTAGTGAACAAGATAGAAAAAATGTATCCAACCCCAGAAGCAGGAATGTACAAAGTAGATGTGTCGGACAAAAATTATCATCTGAGGAGATTGAAAAAGAAAAAACAACTAGGTCTACCTGGAGTAATTCATCTTCAAAAAACAGGACTTGGTGGCAAACTCAATCCGAACTTTGTGGAGTTCCTAATGGGGTATCCTATGAATTGGACAAAGATAGAGCCAACAGAGTCAAAGCACTTGGAAACTCCATTGTCCCACAAATCGCCAGAGAACTTGGAAAAGCAATTATCGAAGCAGAAAATGTATAGAACACCAACCTCAATGGACATAAATGAAGATAGTATGATTTATGCTGCCAAGATATTAAAAGGAAAAGTTAATAGAAATAGCAATCAAAGAGTTCAAATAACTTTATCAACTGATGTGGCTATGGAGTATTTAAAAAATAATCCTCACTTGATAAACGAATTTGATAAACCTTTTATGGAAAGACCTAATTTACCAAATAAATTAGATTTTATTAATTATTTAAAATCACAAACTACAATTAAAGAATTAGTTCAAAAAACTAATTTACCAAAAACTAAAATTGAACATTGGTTTAGAAAAGATAATTGTTTTTCTTATCCTAGCATAGAAGATTGGAATATAATTAAACCATTTTTAAAACAATTAAAATTTGATAAGGAATTAACTTACCAAATAGAAAAAGATTGGAAAGAATGAAAGATAAAAAAAACATCTATGGCGATTTTAGAGTCTGCTATAAATGTGGAATGAACGCAGATGTTGTGGAGTCTGGCAAAGATTATTGTGCTAGTTGTTGGTTTGTTAATAATACCGATATGACGATTGATGAATATGAAAGAAAGAACAAAGATTTAGAAAAAGAAAGATTTAGAATTAATTACAAAAAGGATAAAAATGAAAAAAAGTAGTGCTTTGGCTTATGTAGGTCATAATGAAAGAGGCGATAGAGAAAAAGACGATTTTTACCCAACACCAGAATCAGCAACAAAGGCTTTATTAGACAGACAAAAATTTGAAGGTAATATCTGGGAGTGTGCCTGTGGTAATGGTGCTATGTCTAAAGTAATGATTAAAGAAGGTTATGAAGTTTATAGTTCAGATTTAATTGATAGAGGTTATGGCGAACCTGGAATTAATTTTTTAGAATCAAATAAAAAATTTGATAATATTGTAACTAATCCACCATTTAATTTAGCAACAGAATTTACATTAAAAGCATTTGAATTGGCAAAATATAAAGTTGTTATGCTATCTAAAATTTCTTATTTAGAAGGAGTTAAAAGAAGGGAACTAATATTTAATAAAAATAAATTAGAAAAAGTTTTAATATTTACTAGGAGAGTTCCATTTAAAAAAGAATCAACTCAAAAATTAGCAGGTGGACTTATGGCTTTTGGTTGGTTTATTTATGATGTAAATTACAATGGCAAACCTACTATAGATTGGATATGAGAAACTTATTTGAAACTGTAATTGATGTCGGTAGTGGATTAATCTTATCTACATTAATTCAATTATTTATATTTCCATTTTTTGACCTACACCCAACAATCTTAGAGAGTTTTCACATAGCTGTTATTTTTACAGTAATTTCAATGATGCGTTCTTGGTTTTGGAGAACTATATTTACAAGGAGAAAATATGATAAAAGTTAAACTAGAACCTATTGATGTAGAACTAGCTCTTAATACTGCTAGTAAAAGATTTATTGGTAATCTTAAAATGGGTAAGGGTTTTTCTTATGGTTATCAAGGCGACTATAGAAAACAAATAGCTGATTCTTTTTTAGGTGCTTTAGGTGAAGTTTGTTATGCAAAAGCATTTAATAAATATTTTAATAATTCTTATACCGACAATTTAGAAAGATATAATGATTCAGATTTTCAAGGAAAAATAGAAATAAGAACCCAAGAAAAAAAAGATTATAATTTTTTATTGATTAGACCTGGAGAGAAAAGAGGAAAATATATTTTAATTATTCATGAAGGCGATTTTGAATTTTCTATATTAGGTTGGTTTCCATTTATAAATGATATGCCAGAACGATTAACTAACTTTGGTTATACTAATAGACCTGCAGTTTATAAAGTGGACATAAAAGAATTAATGGACATGAATGACCTCTAAAGTTGTACTAATCTATGTTCAGTTTATTGACAATATTTGTATTTTTTAATAATAAAGAATTATGTTGAAAGAAATAGGAAAAGAATGGGAAACATTTACAGCAGATCATTTATCACCATCGCAATTAAATAAAAATATAGACCAATGGTATTATGATTATAAAGTTTTAACTGCAGCTCAAAGAAAAGCATTAAAACCAAATATGAAAATGATTTTTGGAGGTTTTGCAGGTCAAGCATTTCAAGACATGATTGTTTATAATTTAACATTAGATGAAGTTATGAAGGGAAAAAAATGACAGATCCAATAATGATGCAACTGGCTAAGTTACAAACTAGGGTTAGAAACTTAGAAGAAGATAATAAAAGATATTCTAAAAAACTTATAGAAAGAGATGATGAAATTACAGCTCTTAAAAAAAAGATTGCTGACCATGAACTGAAAGAAAACATGATAGCAAAGAATAAAAGTTATTTAGAATTAAAGGTTCAAAAAGATATTGACCAAATTAAAGAAAATAAAAAAATAATTAAGGAAGGAAATAAAGATGAAGTTACGACCACAAACAACAGAAGAAAAAAATAAATCTTCAGGTGGATTTAAAGAACGAAGACAACAATGTCTGGATGCTTTAAAAAATATTCCAACTGTAAATATTAAAGGTAAAAAATATTCTACAGTGAATGAAAGACACAAACATTTATTACAATATTTTCCAGAGGCAAGATTTAATGAAGAAATATTATTTCATGATGCCGACAGAGTTATTGTAAAAGTAGAATTATATATTAGTGATGTTATTTATTCTGTAGGTCATGCAGAGGAGTTTCGAAACTCATCATTTATTAATAAAACAAGTGCATTAGAAAATGGATCTAGTTCGGCATTAGGTAGATGTTTAGCTGCCTTTGGCTTATCTGGTTCTGAATATGCTAGTGCTGAAGAATTAGTAAATGCTCTAAATAATCAAAATACAAATACCAATAAACCAGTTTCAATTAAGGATGAGATTAAAAAGCAAACAACTGAAACCAAGTTGACAGCTCTTTATTCTAATTGGAAAAAGAATAACAATGAAGATGAAGAAATTGAAAAGTTATTCGATCAACAACAACAACTAATCAAGAAAAATGGAGGACAAACTAATGTCAACAAATGGTAATGCAAAACAAAAGGATTGGGTTTTATTTCCCTATAAAGCTGATGATGAAAGAGCTTTAAAGATAGCCTTTTCAGGTAATGTAACTTTAGACAATGGTAATAAAGGAACGATACTTGGAGTCAAAGGGGTATCAAAAGATGGTAATTCAAAATTTGTCAGAGTCTTTGCTCAAGTAGGAGTAGTTTTTAAAGGTGATGATAAATTTACTGGAGAAATGAACTATCCTGATGCAGGAGGACATAAAGGTTTAATCGGTTGGTTAAATGATGAGGGGACTATTCTTTCAGGATATAAGAATGATCCTAAACCAAAACAAGCTAAACCACAAAGTAAAGAAATTCCATTTTAATTGATTAAATATTTTTATTTATTCATGATTTTTGTCAATGGAGAAACTTTCATTTATAAAGCTCCCTTAGAATCCATGACAAAATGCGACCAGGTTATAGAGAAGATAGCTCAGTCATATCCTGGTCGTAATGGAATATTTTATAATAACAAAAGAATACAAGTGTATTGGTGTAAAGATGAACAAGGAAACTATGTCGGATAATGTAAAATTTATTACTGAACTAGAACGACTGCTAAACCAAAAGCAAAATGATTATGGTCATTTTGATAATACCTCTTATGTCATGGCAGGAATTTTAGAAAAGTATTTATCAGTTTATAATAATGTTGAGGTTAAAGTACCATTAAAGTTCTTTGGTATTTTTATGATTTTTTTAAAACTTTGGAGAGTCATGCAATCAGATAGCTATAAAAAAGATAGTTTTGACGATATTAATGGCTATGCAGAATTATTAAGGAGGCTAGTAGTTAATGAGCAAGATAAGAGGTAAAAGACCTATGACTCCTAAAATGGATAGGCTATTGCAATTTATAAAAAATTACACTAAAAAGAACAATTATAGTCCGACTTTTTCAGAAATGGCAAATGAGTTGGGATATAAAAGTAAAAATTCTGTTTCTTCTTTGATTAAAAAATTAGAAGAAAGAAACGAACTAAAAAGAGACTTTGCTGGATACAGTAGAAATGTAAGTATAAATGAAAAGAGTTGAAAAATTATCTATTTTCCAGTTTGAGGCTAATTTTAGAGAAATTTTTGATGGTGAAACTATTGAGGAAGCTACTCAAAAAGCTCATTTATCAAAAAAACCTGGAGATGCTGCTGAAATTGAAGTCACCGATAGCAGACTTTCTAAGGTAAATATAAAAACAATCGGTGAGGAGAATGATGGCTCTAAGTAATAGTAATGTTAGGCTATACGCAAAGTTGGATAAAGCACACAAAAAGATTATGGGTGCTAAAGATGGTAAAGGAAGACAATGCGTACATACTCTGCAAAACTTCAAAGAATACAATCAATTGTATAGAAGAATTGTAGAAGCCGAAAACAGAGACTCAATATTCATATATACTTAATTAAGTATATATCAAAAGTTGTTAAAACTTCTTAGGGATACTATACTCTAAATTAAAAATAGAAAGAAAGAACATGAAAATATCAGACAAAACCAAATTAATATTTGACGAAGAAAGATTATTCTATGCTGAGATTGGCAGACGAATCAAAGAAGCTAGAATAAAAAAATATAATCAATTTACTGGCAAACAAGTTAAAGTTAGTTTAGTTACTTTGGCAGCAGCTTTAAAAACAACTTACCAACAAATAGCCAAGTATGAATCTGCTGAAAATAGAATCCCATTAATTAAGTTAGTACAAATTAGTAAGCTACTAAAAAAACCATTATCTTATTTCTTAGATGATTTTAATGGTTCACCAGATATTGCCATAAAGTTTAATCAAGCCTTTGCTGATGCAATTGATAAACTTGAGGACAATATTTAATGTTTGTTCCATTATTAGATAAACTCAATAAGATAGTTCCTGAATTACATCAACAAGAAGAATTTGATTATTACTGTTCTATTCTACCTAAGATGATTGCTAATGGTCATGCAGCTCATCAATCTATTCCAGGTTATGAAACTTGCAAACCTGAGATTGAGGCTTTTAGATGGTTTGATGGTATTACTATTCCTGTTCATGGTTATTGTGATTTAAAGGGGGACAAACTTATTATTGAAGATAAATGTAAGTTTCCCAAAAGAGGTAGGGTTAAAAAAGATGGCACTAGGTCTTGGCTAACCAACAAACTACCAGAGGATAGACCAGAGGCTTTTCATTTATTGCAAATAGATTTTTATTGGTCAGTATTTAAAGTGCCAGTTTATCTTTGTTATATTAATGAGGAATCTTTTAAAGTCTTCCATGCAGGTAATTGTGATGAACTAAAAGAAGAAAATATAGAAAGAAGAATACCTAATCTTATTCAAAGATGTAAGGTAAGACAAAACTTAATGAGAATTAGCTCAGATCCTAAAGTAGTTAAGGACTATATTCAGCCTCAATTCGATCATTACTTTTGGCGAAATGAAGATGAGAATTATCTTAAAGATGCTATGAAATTTTGGGAAAGTTAATTACCAATCAAAACTAGACTTAGGTTTTAAATCATTCTGTTTAACGCAATTATAATGAGCATTTTGATATTTGTATTTACCATAAACAATTTGACCAATTGGTACAAAAGAATCTTCATTAGTCATATCTTTGTTGCAATATTTACATTTACCAACATCAATAATTTTTAATTTTGACTTTACCCAAGTCTTATTTTTAGACATACCTATAGTATTTACCCCTCCATCATACCCAGTTGACAAGCAACTACACCTAGTAACAATTTAACTTCTAGCAGTTCTTCTAGCTCTTTTTAAAGCCTTACTTGATACAGTTCCTTTACCTTTTCTGCTAGTACCTGCTTTTTTTCTTTTATTCATATAGTAATACAATCCTTTTTTAACTGTACGACCATCTTTAGTTTTATGATAACCTTTTTTCATTATGCTTTCTTTTTCTTTTCCATACCCTTTAGTTTTTTCTTTCTAATAGTAGCATAGAATATTGGTTTAGCTTTTTTGCCATACTGCTTTTTCATAGCAGCTAACATCTTTTTACCTTTTTCTGTAAGTGGCATTAGTATTTCTTACCTTTTTTCTTTTTCTTCATCTTAGCTTTCTTAGCTGCAGCCTTACCTTTTTTAGTGTAAGGATATTTTTTTCCATTTACCATTGGCATAGTTATCTCCTATTTGTGTTTGTTTTTTCTTCCCATATACCAATCACTAGGTTCATAGTTCCATCTTTTACCATGATGACCTCTAAGATCAGCATATAACATTCTAGTTTTCACTAAGAATTTTATAAATTTCTTTACCATTTTTTGCAAGACCAATATCTAGCTGAGAATACATCTTTAGCAGATTCACATCTATGTCTTGCTCTAAACGATTTTCTTCTTGCAGGAATATTTTTTTTAATAGTCATATTGGCATCACCAAATCTAATAATCTTTTCTTTACCACCTTTACAGGCTTTGACTACAAACTTTTTACCACCTTGAACTTGTCTTCTTGGTGAGTTGCATTTCATTTTAGATTTATCTATTGCCATAATTTATAACCAGTATCATCTTTAGTTAGAGCTTGTCCTCTACCATTGGGTATATAAGAACAATGAATCCAACCTTTATTACTAAAATCCTTCATATCATCTTCTTTATAATATTCAAGGATGACTTGATCCATAGGTAAATTTTCTATGATATGTTTAAATACTTTCTTATTATCAATACCAGGAATAGTAAAATCGGCTGCTTGACCTTTACAATGTTGTGAGGTTGTCTTTGAGCCTACCAATAAAGATAATTTTTTACTTCTAAATCCAGAACTTATTACCAAAGGTTTTTGAAAGTCATCTCTTAAAGGTTGTAAGATATTCTCACACAATTGTTTCAAACATTCAATCTGTTCGGCATCTGGGGTATTGTCTATATTATTCTTTTCGGCAGTCTCTGATTTAGTTAGCTCTGCAAGTGTAAAGTTTTCAGTTAATTTCATCTTCTGTTACTCCTTTAAAATATTTATAATTATATTTAACAGCTCTGCAATCATGTTTTTTACGCATAGACTTTTGTTTATCTTTAAATTCTATAGCTTTTTTTTCTGATTCAAATATTAAATTAGTAAATATTTCATAGAGATTAGAACCATCTCTTTTCCAAATGACGCACCACATTAAATGTTGTCTAATTTTTTACAACTAAAACTTATATATAAAACTTCATCATTAACTCTTTGATTGCCAAAGTTCTTTATTGCTTCACCACTAAAAGCATAACCTGCTATAGCACAATCATAATGACTATCAAATACCTCATCTACTGGGACTGGTTTCATGCAAGAATTATAGATTGACGAACATAAGGTTAGCACTAAAACAAATTTCATTAAGGATGTTCCACTAGCATTTGATTAGTTTCCTTTAAATCTTTTATTGTTTCTTTTGCTTTTTCTAAATCCATAGTTGCGTTCTCTAATTTTTGTAAACATCTTTTATTAGCAGAGTCTTTAGATTTGTTAGATTTCTCTAGCTCCTCAACTTGCTCTTTAAGAAGTTTGATTTGTTCCTTGTATTCAAGAATTAAATCGTTGGTCATTTATTTTATTTTTTTTTAAATAAATCTAATCCTGGTTTTAATCCATATATACTACCAAATATTCCGACTGTTAGCCAGACATACCAATCAGGTAGATTGTTAAAATATTCAAAAAATAAATCTAATTTTTCTTTTGCATCTGGTTCTCCACTAAATACAGAGTATGCAATTACAAGTATAGGTAATATGACAATGGCAAGAACCACCTCATCTTTATACCCAGATTGATTATCTATAACATTTTTTTGGAACTCAATTTCTCCCCTTGCCATCTTTTCTGCATGATTTCTTTCTGCAAGAGCTTCAAGGCTTTTAGTTTCTTGTCTTCTTTTATAAACATCAGCTCCTGTCTTTACTGCCATTCCTATTAAGTTTAGCCACATAATTATTTCTTTGTTCTTTTTTTATATAAAATTTTAACTCTTTTTTGCCAACACCAGATACTTAACTTAGACGCATACTTTTCAATAATATGTAATATCCAGTTGTTCATAGTTATACTCATAAATTATTTTGACTTTACAATTTTTTTAATGGTTTTACTACCATCAATGTTTATTTCTATTTCTGCCTCTACCTCACCACACATATAGACTTTATTGTCCATATTCATATTTCTTGATGCTTCTCTTTTCATCTTTAAACAAGTCGATAAACTATCTTGTATTCTATGCTCAACTAATTGACCATTAATAAATAAGCATAAAGCAAAAACTAAACTAATGGGAGTTGCCATTTAATTTCCCTAAGTTAGCTCTTACAGAGTCTTTTAGTTTTTCTACATCAATTAATATTTTATCAATATCTTTTTGTAATCTTTCAATATTAACTTTATTAGTCATGTTCTGTTCTTGAGTAAGTTCAAGTTTTTCTACTTGTTCGGCAATATGCTCAAGAAGCATGAATTGTTCTTGGTCTATGGGTAATTGTTTAGATGCAGCTAATAGGTCTTGTTCAAATAATTGATTCTTAGTTTCTAAAGAGTTTAGTCTTTCAATTATGCCAAAATAAGCCCAGACACCTACTGCTACTGCCATGACAATTGCAAGTAAATTTCTTATTGGTAATGCAACTGAAGTATTTTCTGATATTTTCATT